ACCGGAAGGCAGGTTATTATGACCTGATGCGCTATTAAAAGCCATTGTTCAATCCCTTCCTTTGAGGATTAAGAGTTATAGTCGATTCGCCCTTCAGCCCTTGCAGAGTCAATCTCGCTCTCTAGCTTTTCGAACTCCCAAGGTTTCATCTTGGCGATTTGCGAAGCCTTGAAGACCTTCTTACCCGCATCGGAGTCAGTGGCTACTTCTCTAGCGACAGTTTTGGTAACAGCATCTGCTGCACTGCTTTGACGCTTGGACTTCTTTGGTTTGTTAAGACCTTTATCGGCCTTGTACAAGTCAACCACACGACCTGCCCATCTAGCATCAGTATTGTTTTTATAAATACCATCTGCGATTGTTGCAGGTTGTTCTTCGAGCCAACCTAAGAACTCATCCGTTCCCTTCAGTTCATCAAAGTCTGGGTGTAAGCGTAGCAATTCATCATAAGCGTTTTGCTTTTCTAGTTGCTTTTCCCGTTCTTTGATTGTACCTATTTCATTTCTGAGTTCTGCGACTTGAGATTCAGTTTGCATAGATGCAACAGTTTGCACTACTTCAAACACATCAGGGTACTTATTTTTAAAGTTTTCCAGTTCTTCTGGGGTTCTAGGAACCTGTACACCTGCTGGTATGTCGACAGTCTCTTTAGTCATTGCGTCCTTAAGGTTTGCAATTTCCTGTTTGAACTCGTTGACTTTACTATCGTAGTGCTTCTTCAAGTCGTCGTAACGTTTTTTGTAATCATGTTCCGCTTCCACTTCTTTTTGTGGTACGAAACTGTCGCTTTCCTGAGTAGCCGCCTCTTTAGTAGCGGGGTCAGTGTCTTCTTCAGATGCTTCTACTTGTTCGTCTTCGTCATCTTTGTAGACTTCATCGCGATACTTTCCACGATACAATTCTTTGTTATTAGTAACTCCAAAGGAGTCATTAGGTTTGTTGGCTCTGTGGCCTTTTGCTTTTGCCATTTGTTTTACCTCATGATGCGGGGCTACTTGGCGTGTAGGTAGCCGCTTCGGTTACGTCAGGGCCGCGTTGCGGGTAGCTGACAAATCTTATTTATTAATAAATCCACCGCTTGCTTTTTCATCCTGTTTTGAAACACGTGCTAATTCAGGATACTTTTTTGTCATGTCTGCAAGAATTTTTTGATATCTATCTTCAGGTGTTGCTTGTTTTAAAAAGAAGAGGAAGGTTTTTGCATAATTATCTTCTGTAAATTCTTTTGTTCTTTTACCTTTAGGCAACAGACCTTTTACAGTCTCATACGCTTTTTGTTTTGCTCTCAATTCTTCTGCGTATCGCATTTCTACTGTTGCCATCGCACTTGTATCATATGGAGATACAACTTGATTTGAATCTTTATACGCATCTAAATGGTGTAATTCTTCTGCCAGTATAAAGAAATTAAAAAGACTAGGTGTTCTAGGAACGTTGACATAGGGTCTGCCTCCCCCTTGAGGCAGCGGGTCAGAAGTGTAGGGTCCACTGATATATTCACCATTTATTTGTCGCGCACGTTCTTGACTTTCTCTTACTTCAACGTCGGATAATGACGTATCAAAGGGTAAGGTGTCTATTTCAACACCTTTCTTAGCGTACTCGTCAAGCAGAGCTTGCATACCCTTATTTACTTCATTAAGTATGATTGGGTCTTCGTAATTAAAAGGGTCTTCCGCTGCACCGCCTTCTGCTAACCCAAGAAAGCCACCCTCCGACGCTTTTTGGCGACGAGAGACCTCCTTCTTTCCACGGTTATTGATTTTCTCTAGCCGGTCGTAGCCGATGATTTTTGCTATCTGTGGGGGTACGACAACCTCGCCCTTTGATAGAGCAACATCAATGCTTTCCTCATATATTTTACGGTCTACACGTCCAATGTCAATACCTTTTTCTCTTGCTACGGTGTAGGCATCAAGAATCATCTTGCGTATGTCCTGTGAGCCTGCGTGTTCTACAGCCGGTGCGTTGATAATAAACGTACCCTCTGGCACTTCCATCGGTTGGTCATCTGCAACAGTTTCTTTTTCAGAGAACTGACCGGGCGGTCCTTGTACAAACCCGGCAGGAGCTGTGCCGCCAGCTTGCATACCGATGCGCCCACCATCTGCAAAGCCACGTGCGCCAGATAACGCACCACCAAAATCTGCAGTACCACCAGTGCCACCGCTGAATGATATGCCGCCGCTGCTATCGTTGTTATCATCACCATCGTCGTATACATCATCAAAATAGTCTGTTCTTCCCTGTTCCTCAACTCTTTGTGAAAACTGGTCAGATACATTCGTACCGTCTGACTGTGGCCCGTCGCTTTCATCCTGTTGACCTGAACCGTAGCTTCGTATGTTTGCTCTTGTTTTTTCTAGTTGTGTTTTGTATTGGTCTATTGTTGAATCACGAAGAGGGTTACTACGCAAATTATCAAAAAATCCTCGAATACCACCCGCTGTGCTGCGTGTTCCTGCTCTTGCATTTTCTTTCCAATTTGTACTGAACGTACGAATGTCCATACCCTCAGTATACACCCCTTCTGCTTTAGCTAAATCTATCGATGCTCCCATTGGTGCAGACCTTGTTATCGTGCCATACTTTGTTGAGTGCCAATTTCCATACGCATCAAAATTTCCGCCATGTTTTTTTGCTAACTCAGGACTAAGAAGACCCTGCTTACCTGTAGTGGTGTACGTTCCAGATTCCTCACTGGTAAGACTAGCATCGTACTGCGGCCCCTCGTATTTTTCTACCATCGTACCGGGAATGTAGCCCTTACCCAACTCTTCAATCGCATATATTTGTTCTGAGGTAAAGTTACCAAGTGTACCTATATATTGTTTACTACCTGCCACACGACTAACAGTTTGACCGTTGAGGTTCATCATGTTACCCCCGCCAGTAGCATTAATAGACACGGCATTTTCGTATTGTTTCCTACGGTTCATCTCGCCAGTTACTGCGCCAAGCATGGCTATTGGCGCACCCATTATGGCCCCCGCTGTTCCCAACAACACAGTCTCTCCCGGCCTTTGTTTAAATTGCTCTTGCACAATGCTTTTATTAAATTTAAAAAATCCAGAATCTGACTTATCCATGCTTTTTCTTGCAGATTTTGCGTTGTCTCGTACGTATTGACCAGCCGAGATATTCGTAGCGTTGTACGATGGTCCACCTGTAAATAGATTTGTTCCTGCCATCGGATTGAATACATCTCCGCCACCCACGTCACGTATAGCTGGACGGCTAGAACCATCATCCTGTTCTTCATCATCGTCAACAGGACCAACTGTCGTACCAATTCCGGTTCCTAGTGTTTGCTTGTAGAAATCAACAAACTGATTTTGGTATTCATCTTGTGTTAGGATTGTCTTCATTTCTTACTACCGCCTCGTGATTACTCTTCAACTTGAGGAGAGTTTCCAGTAAAGCCAGCTTCCCCTGCTGACGGAACAGCTCCAGTTCCGATTGTGCCGTCACCACGCCCTGAATCGTCAGTTCTCTGAGGTCCGTTAGGTACTCCTCCATCAGGGGCCATTCCTTGCTGTTGACCATCGGGGCCAGCTTCTGCGCTTGCTGCTTGTTGAGCATTTGCCATCATTCCTTGTAACATTTGAGCATACAGTTGAGCCTCGTTCACATCGTTAACAAGACTGTCGGGGTCAATGTCCTGTGAGATAGCCAACTCTCGCATCAAGTTTGGTATCTTGATAAACGGAGCCAGCATCGGATTGGACACTGTTTGTAACAACGTAGTAAGACGCTGTGTACGTACTTCCTTTTGCATCACTGCTGCAGAACCACGCGGCTTGATTTCTAGGTCACCGGTTACGTTTTCAGCCTTTTCGTTAAACTGCATGTTCCATTGAAAATAAGATTCACCCAACGGCTTGAGAAGATGGTCATCAATGTTTTTAATGACTGTTTTCATGGCAAGGTTTGCTGAACCCATCAACATCGACAGACCCGCCGCTGTTCTACCTGTACCTGTTACTCCCGTTTGTCCGTGCATGATAGATGGTATGCCCGTATCTTCATCAGCAAGCTGTCGACTAATCTGATACATCTGAATGTTTTCAGGTGCAGTGTTAGGAAACTTTAAGCCATTGATTGCTGTACCCGTAACACCTGATTGACGGCGAAATATCTTACCGGGAAAAATGTCCATGTTCTGACCCGGAACAAGACTAGCCTCATCCACATCAAACACAAGATTACCAGCAAGGGCTAGGTTGTCGATTGCCATGCGGTAGTGACCGTTCATCAACTTCTGTGATGCTTCCATGTTTTCCGCTACACCAACACCCCACAACTGATAAGGATTGATTTCAAACGGAAACGCTTGATACGGAATACGTACAGGTGTAAATGGATTTAACACACAGCGGAAAATTTCTTCACCACACACCCAAGCATTAATTTGTACTTGGTCAAGACCTGATGCGTCTTGTGGAATATCTAAGCCAACGTGACGTGCAAGGTCAGCATCTAACACACCCCAATACTCAAGAACTTCAAACCGACTTTCTTGATAGTATGCTTCAGTCTCATCTTCACGGATGGTGTCTTCGTAATATTTATCTGTGTAGTTTGGCCCTTTGGCAAGACAGTTGTTGATTGCATCGGCGTTGAAGTGAGGACGCAGCAAAAGACTACGCACCTGCTGACGATTCATGCGGTGACGTTCAATAACGTACTCACAATCCTCTATCGATGTGGCAGAGGGGTCAGGATGAAAATCCCATGCGGACACAGCTTCAATACGGGGAACCATCTTTTCGTACGGATTGTACGAACGCTCCCCTGTCTGTTCATCTCTCTCCCACTTGTGGACACGTTTATAAAAGTTAAACGGTCCTTTCACTACGCCTGTACCTAACAGGCAGGATTCAAAGATTGCTTTACGTAAAACGTTTACAGCACCCGTATCGAGAAGTTGGTCGTGAATACACTTCTCCATAAGACGTGCCATCTCTTGGGCAGGTTCAACCTGTGGTTCGCCCATTTTTGCTGGGCCTTCTTTGAGGTTAGGAAACTCGTCGTATCTACCCAGAGAGGGTCTCTCAGCTTGCATTGCACCGGGAGCAAGTTCTCTACCATCCCCCGGAAACCCATACGGGTCCGGAATCTGGTCTAAGGGGGTTTCCATGTGAGCAAACTCAGCAATACCCTCTGGCATTGGGGTTGACTCTACTACGATTGGAAATCGTTTGTTTGCGAATAGAATGTCAATGATTTGTCCGTACGCAGCAAGAACTTTAGTTTTAGTAGTTTTGATGAACACCTTTGACCGCTCAGAATCGCGGTATTGAGTGGTTGAATCGTAGATTCCTCTGAAGTTCTTATATGCTTGAAGCCAACGCTGTTCATAGGCGTACCTTGCCTTTTCAGCGTCCTCTAGTTTGCCCCTGATGTAGCCGGGAAGACCCGGCATCTGTCCTTTAGGGTCAACTACAGATACGTCTTCTTCTTGCTGTGGTTGGAGAAAATCCTCAGACATACTCGTTCCTTAATAGTCGCGTTCTTCAGCCATCTTCATTAATGAAGGGTCAACTGCAGTTTTGGTCATCTTCTTTGGCATGTCCTCAGTCAGCACACCCTGTGCAGTCTTGGTGTCAAACTCAAGACCTTCACGGTAAAGCTGGTCTGAACCCATCGCATCATCGACTGATGTATTGGGTGAGTTCATGATATAAGATTCGCCAAAATTTAAATTTGACATTTTTATCTCCCATATTTGTTAACAAAACCACCGGACTGAAAATTAGGAGTCATGCCTTGTCCGGTAAAGGCACGAGTGATTCCTGAGAGAAAACCCTCCTCTGGAATTTGTTTTTTAATTTCTTCTGCGGTAGGTTCACCTACACCTTCTACAACAGCAGCAGATATGCCAAGTGGTGTAATCAACTCTTCTGCACCTGCTTTAACAGTAGCAATTTCAGGCGAATCCCCCCTATCCATGAGTTCCTGTCTTCGTTGTTCAAAAAACAAACCCGGCACTGCAGATTTTGCACCTTTACTTATAACTGTACCAGCAGCAGTTAATCCAGCCTTTATACCCTGTTTAACCGCAGGACGGATGACAGTATCTTCGGGTTTTACTTCGGTAATAACGTCATCTGTAAGACCCTCGACTTCAATATCTAATTCTTTCATTCGGTCAAGAGTTTCTTGCGACAATCCGTCAAATCCCTGTGCCGCAGCGTCCTCTGAAGACGGCACATTCATACCTAGTCTTCGTCTGGCTTCTTCGTTCTCTCGTCTTGTTTTAGCAGCTTTTTGAGCGTTCTCTGCTTTAATCTTTTCTAACTTCTGTCTTTTTTCCTCTGCAGAAGTTAGAACTTCAACAGATTTTTCTTCTGCTAGTGCGCTGCGTAAATTTCTTTCACCTTCAGTTTCTGGCTGGTGTTGTGGTGGTGCAAGAAGATTTAAATCTTTTGTATATGTAATCTTGCTTTCTGGTGTTGAGTAAGTTACATTTACTCCACGGAAGTCTACGACACCTCTCTGTATAAACATCGTATTTACGTCTGTAGAACTATTATTAAACGCATCGTTACGAACAAGAGTATCAGTCATACCTGATATTCTTTTATCAGGAACAGCACCTGTGTAGTTTTCTTCTAGTATGTCACCACTTCCGCTAACACCAGCACCAGCATGTCCCATCCACGCCTTTACAGCATCTCTATCAAATTCAAATTCTTGAACAAGCTGCCTTGCCAGTATCTTTCTAATAACAGAGTGAGAACCTTGTTTACCTGCAGGTAAAAAGTTACTAAATTTAGATTCTAACTCTGGGCGTATAAGAGCGTTCCATACCCCTGTAAGTTTATTTTCTGTAGTATTAAAAAGGTCTGCCTGATTTCTATCTGCACCCGGAAGAAGGTCTGCGTCTTTTCGACGTACCACTCCTTCTAAAAAGTCAGCAAACGGTCCTGTGTAAGAGGTTTCAGGACGTGTTTTTCCGCCCACAGTCTTACCTACTATTGTTGCTACTTTATTACCATTTTTATCAGTGTAAAAAGCTACATCTGATACTTTTAAACCACCTTCACCAATATTAGAAGCTAATCTCTGCCCCGTGTACTTTTCATATATCAAGTAATCACGAGTATCAGCATCAATTTCAACAACTGTTTTATTTCCAGCACGAGTATATTTTTCATAGCTTGGTTTAGACAGTGCTTTTTGATATATCTTGTCAACTTCATCTGAAGGGATGAGACCTCTCATTGGGTCTTGGTCTCGTATTTGAGTTCCTGTTAGTCCATATCGAGTGGTTGCAATACCCTTTTCTTTAGCACTATCTGATAATCTTAAATATGGTTGCTTGGTTAAACTGGTAAAAAGACCACCAAACTGTGTTTCAAACGCACCAAATCCTTTATAACGATGTGTGCCTGTGATGTTAGTAGAATAATCTAACGCTTCTGCAAACTCTCTTGTTTCATACACATCAAAGTACGGAGCATCTAAATCAATTCCTTCACCTTCTAATAGACCCTTTAAAGAAGATATAGTTTCTCTGTTAGCTGGTTTTAACTTTTTATCCAGCACAGCATCGAACGCTTCACCCACAGTGATGGTGCGATTGCTTATCTTTGTTTTGTAATCTACAACTTCTTCTGCCACCAGCTTTCCTTCTGTTGTTGGCTCATTTGCCGCCTGTAAGGGCTTTCCTGCTACTATGTTTTTAGAAGCGGAAGCACCTTTTTCCTGCATCTCCATCGTACTGCCAAACTTTTTTTCGTAGTCTTCGAAACTAGCATCATCAAACAATTCTGGTGCGCTAAGTTTGATAGAGGATGCTATGCTAAACTTTGCATTTTCATCAGCTAGGGGAAAGCCTGAATAATCTAAAAAAGCTATGGCCTGTTCAGCAGTCAGCTTCTTGGGTGTTTTTACTTTTCCTTGACCGGGCTTACCACCAAATGCTTTGAAAAGAAACTCTTCTTCTTCTGGAATAAAAGGTATATCCATATACTGGCGAAAAGCGAGAGTGGCATCCTTGACCATCTTTTCGGCAGTGCTTGCATTTTTTCCAATGTCGGTTATGTCTGCCATCAGTATCCGAATACTTCATCTTGTACTTGGTGAACCTGATGTTTGATTGCACCTAGTTGTTTATGTATAGAAGCGTACCCGCTCATCCGTGTCATCAGCATATAACGAAGTGCATCGTACGCATGGTCTTCTGCCTTGGTGTCAACATCCTCGCTGTTTGTTTTGGAAAGGGGTATGCCTGTGAGTTGTTTGACTATGTTCTGACAGTTTGAAAAGATACGAAGACGTGGCTCTTCAGTGTACGGGTCATTTGCCAATCGTCTGTGTATTTCCATCTTACCTTGTAATCTATTGCGGTCTGATGGTGTCCACCGTACACCTGCTCTCATCATTGTCTCTGCAATGGATGGGCCGAAACCTGTTTTGTTCCAACATGACGAGTCGAGTACGGTGTAATGAGGTGCAGGGTCAAGCTGCTCTGCTTCTAGTATTTTATCAGCCAACTCTTCTGCTGTCAAGTGCTTGGCGTACAACTCACGGTAGACCCAAATATTATTATCCCAATCAATAGCACCCCAAAGCACACACGAAGGACTCGCGTAGCCATAGTCGGCGGCTCGTATGCGGGGCCAGTTGGTAGGTAGTTCGAAAGGCTCGACCACGTGTCGAACACGAGAAAACTCAGGAAAAGCTGCACCCTCTGCGACATCCCAATCTCCATCTAACAATCGCTTCCGCTCTACTTCAGGCAATGATAGCAGCATTGCTTCGTATTGTCCATCCTCCATCAGGAATGGATTGTCTGTCAAACGTGCCGGTACAAACTTTCGGTAGAACAGAGGCTCTCCACTCTTCTCATGGTTTGGTGGATAAACAAACGGTGTTTGTGTTTCTATGTCGAAGGCAGCGTACGGTCTGTTTGGTTCGATATTATCAATGTACGTTTTCTTGACCCACCAGCCACCGACACCACCGGGGTTGGCTGTACAGCGCATGTACAAATGCTGCTGTAGTTCTGGGTCTGTCGTACGCAGACGTGAACGAAGATAGTCCCAAACGTACGGCGTGGGGTACTGGGTTATCTCATCGATACCTATCCAGTTGAACGCCTGCCCCTGAAAGCGAGTTACGTCTTTATCTTTGTCAAGGTACGTGAACCAGATGGTAGCTCCCGATGGGAAGTGCCACGTTGATTTTGATTCACGAAACTTTGCACCGGGGAACGCCTTAGTATATAGTTGGCGTGACTTGTCGATAAGCTCAGTTAGTTCGTCCAGAGTCCGACGGAGAAGTAACCCACGATGATTAGGATTGTGACAATACCTGAGAGGGTCAGCAAGCAAGGCAAAGCTCTTTCCACCCCCTGCTGCACCGCCATATAATACGTCCCGTTCACCAGCGGACAAGAACTGTTCCTGTGGTCCGGGATTAGGTTTGAAAACAACTTCATATTCTTCTACCAAGTCAGAGACTGCAGCCGGTACGTTTTGCAAGTCTCCTTCGTCTATCAATGTGGTCTGTGTGCCGCCTAGAGCCTTCTCTACGCGACTTTGTGACTGTTCGACCTTTCGGGCGTACCGTCGTTTATCTTCGGCAACCTTGGACGCTTTAGCGGCTCTTTTCTTCGCTTGGCGTACCTGCTTCTGTGCTGCACGTCTGGCTCGTTCGGCACGAGACAGATTGTAGATGGCTTTCGGTGCGTTGGGGTCTTTTTTAGGTCTACCGCGCTTTTTCGGCAGAGCTTCCTGCTGGTCGTCCACGATGTATCCTTCCACCCTCTGCTTTCTTTTGCATCTGAGGGTTAATAGAAATAAGAGGAAGCCTTTCTTTTACGGACATACTATTTAGCACAGTAAATCTATCGTACTCCTCATTTGATAGCACACCGGGATTGTTATGTACCGTGACCATCCTCCAAATTTCTCTATCAGTCCGCACCTCGCATAGCCTTTCTTCCACGGTGTACCATCCCACCTATGGCAAATCCTGCTGGGTTCTGTTCTTTCTGTTCTTTTAAAGTTTTTGTTCTCCCAGCACTGTCTCTGTCAACGGTTGTATATTCATCATATTTACCTGATGCTACACCTAGTCCGCTTAATATTGCGTTTCTTATGTTCTCGTTTGAATATTCAGGGTCTTCTGGATTATATCGCTGGAGACTTAATTTCGTGACTATTGCCCTCTTATCTTGTTTACTCAACTTATCAAAACCGGGATGCAATTTTCGTGCAGCACCGCTAAACTCTTTCAGAAGTTCTACACCTCTTTTTGTTCTTTTCACTATGTCTCTAGTATCTCTACCTGTTTTAGCCATCGATTACGACCTCTTCCTTTGGTGGTAGCAGTACAACACCGTGGATGGCCTGTACGTTATGGTTTATTTGTTCCTGTTTTGCTACGCCTACGCGGTTTAGTAGTGATTCTGCCGCTCTGAGGCGCAAATCGTCGCCTCTGTCGGGGACGGGGTTGTCTATGGTGTTGACGAGGCGGTTCGCAGCCTTCAGAGCGTTCGTAGCAAGCAGGTTTTTTGTACGTGAGATGATTTCATCGGACAGCGTGTCCTTCAACCAACTGACTGACCCACGAGAATACCCTGCAGATAGGGCAGCATCGGTTACGTTTCCACCATTTTCGAACAGATTGTCGAGAAACGTACGCTGTTGGGGTGTCAACTCACGCTTTTTGTGCTGTTGAGCAAGTAAATTCATCGGTTTTCTCTTGATTTGCGAGAGTTGCCGCACTTTTCTAGCCAGAGCTGTCCGTCAATGTAAAGATATCGGGGTTTTTGTGGGGACATCTGCTAGTGAGATGCAACTCTTCACTGTTATATTAGGTATTTGTACTCCCACTGTCAAGAAAAAACGTACAAACGTACGATTTGGGGTTGACAGGACGTGATTTGAACTGTACACTGCCGGTGTAACCCGCCGGGGAAACACCCACTACCACGTAGGGGGTACGTTTTGCTATCCAAAGGGGTACGTTTTGGTCTACGCATGGGGAGTACGTTTTGGTACGTCCCCTTTTTTCGTATGATATTCAAATAATCAGAAAAAATCTGGCAGCTTTGCATAGCATATACCCAGTACCGGGGGTGACCCTTGCGTACGCACGCACAGGTATATATTTTTACGCGTATTCTCGCTGAGACTTCATGCCGCAAGACTTACGGGTAAAACGTACAAGCTTAAAACGTACAAGCTGGGGTTACTATCCGCGCACACCCGCGCCCGTGTATTGGATTTGTCATGTCATAAAACCCCCCATGAACGTTTGTTAATGTTTGTATTCTTAGCAATCCCGAACAACCAACCCGCCATAATATCCCGCCAGTTCAACCCGCTAGATATATTTCTGGCATACGGGCAAAAAAGAACCCCGCCAACTAGTGACGGGGCAAGGTAGGGAGAAAAAAGGGGAGTACGTTTTATTCGGTCGTAGCTTTAACATCCGCCAGTGTCTTTACCTTCTTTTCAAACGAGTACTGAGTAACACCCATATTTTCAAGCATAGTGTCCAACACTGCAATCTGCTTGCCGATAACATGAACAAGCATAGCAACGGCCTGTAAATCTTCAAACGGTACGACTGCGAAATCGTCTGCGGTTTCTTTATCGACGTTGTAGTTAAATGCTGATTTCTTCATTGGTTTTTCCTTTCGGTATTTGCGGGGATTGCAACAGCGCAACCCCCTATAAGTTTGTTTTAGTCGAACTCGACAGAGATTGTCAAGTTATCCCTGAACACATTCTGGATACGTTCTTCCAAATGATTGTCACACCAGCTCTCAATGTATTGGTCAATCTGATTATCCAATTCATTAGTAATCATATCTTCTACATCACTTTCGGTAACAGTCTCGTGTTCATTAGAAATGACGTTCTTTATTTCCTGCTGGATAACTTCCCGCAAGCTATGCAAGGCTTTTGCCTCGGTATCGGTAAGAGTAATTGTGCAACCCTTGCCGCCTACATTGTGCAACTTGTACTTGCCGCCATTTATGTCTTCTTCTCTTGGCAACATGACTACGCCCCCAACTTATATTTACGTTTCTTGCGTCCAGTGGTAATCGTTTCCACGTTATACCCAGCGTTGCGGATTGCCTCGATATGCTTGTGAACCGCCATCTTCGAACGAACATCAGTCTTCCGCAAGATAGTGTCCAGAGTGACGGGATAAGCACGAGTAACAAGCACCTTTAGAACCTGTTTTGTTTTTGGGTCAAGCAATCGAGTTCCACCGACTACTGGCTTATTCTTTGCTGGCTTTTCATCCGCAAAGACATATTGAAGCAAACGATTAGCCGCCTCTTCCTGCTCTTTTCTGTCTTCTGCAAAACCCCGCAAAGCTTCATTTAGATATTGCCTCGCTTTCGGTGGCGAATACACCCAAGCAAGCCCGATATTCTCAACAATAGTATTTCTGGTTTTCTCTTTCATGGTAGTTTCCTTTCATTTACCAAGTTATAAAAGCGACGACTAAGCATATCAAAAGCACAGATATTGACAAGCGATAAAGTGTCATAAGAGTTTCGAGGAAAGGGTCTCTGCTCATTACGCCGCAACCCCTTCCAATGACAACCAAGCATCGCTAGTCAAAACATCCCGCACCTTGTCTGCACGTTGCCGCTGGACATCGTGTTGGCGTTGTGTGGATGTTCCTTTTTCCATCGTGTGAGTTGACCAATGAGTCAGAGCGTTATAACCCGCCCACATAGTTTCACCCAGCTCAATCGCCTCATCGTGGTATTGGTTGACCATGTAATCAAGCAAACCCTTATTGAGTGGTTTTTCGTCTGGCTTGTCACTCGGTCTGGCTGGACGCTGACAGATGGTCTCTTCAAGTACGTTTTGGAAAGCGCGAGGCGTTAATCCAATACTTGCCCACTTGTCCATCTGTTCACGTTGATTGGCAAACATATCAAGAGACAAGACCGCCTTACCCGTCAGGCTTGCAGTGTCCAAATTACGGGTATGTTTCTTTTTCTGGTGATATGCTTTCTCACCGCCAAAGACTAGCGTATTTCTGCACAGGTCACGATATGCACCGCTGAACACTTGGAACGCCCAAGACATATCAATGCTGTTGAACACGTCTAAACGCGGTACGACACTATCTGAACCCTGCCTGCTTTTGACGTCTGCTTTCAAGTCTTCGAAGTAGATAGTTCGATGAGCTTTCTTCCCCGCCTCGAATAGCCTATCGACTACCCGTAGCCGTCCGCCCAGTGGACTATCGGCAAGCTGTTCTGCCTGCACTTGCATCATGGTTTGATGAGGCACTAGCTGGTACGTTTTAGGGATAGGCCGCATATCGACAAGCTGACCTGTAGCCTTGTTCAATACAGCGTGGTAATTGTCAATTTTGGTCGGCTCAACTACCTGCTGAATAGTGTCACCATACGGGGTTTTATCTTCCCAATATGTCTGCGCCTCGATTGGCACGCGTTCGAATACTGCCCTATCTGTAAACAAGGACAGGTCGAACGGGTCGGTGTGGTCGTACTGGATGCCGTCCCGAATATCAGACAGGCGGCTATTGTTTGGTACTAAATCAAGCATGAATGTTTCCTTTCATATATCTGCTTTGATGTTTCCAATGTAAGGCACAAAACGTCGCAAAAGTAAAGTGTTTTCTGCCTGCAAAATTTGACCAGCCAGCCCCGCGACTCGCCACCAGTCCGACATAATCAGACCACCCCGCCCCCAAAATAACACCTGAGCAAAGTTGTATTATGTCCCCGAAATTATAGTGTCGTTCGTTTGTCAAGTTAATGCGTCATAAACAAAACTTGCCTATCAGTTGCCGCCCAACACAGCGCACAGTTCGCACAGTTAGCAACATCGCCCGTCTGTTCTGGACAGACAAAAGACTTGCCTGCTTTTGGCTTGGCTCGTTCGGTGCTGTTAGCTGAAAAGATATGGTCTAGATTGTTGCTAAACCTGACAGAAAATCTTTCCCCGTAGCGTTGACGGGTAATGTCGATTATCTGCCCAATTTCACTCTCTCTTGTTCTGCCTGTATATCCCCACACTGCCAAGTTGTCATAATCATTTAGCCACCACGCCCAACGATTGACATAATCGACAGAATAAAAATCACCCAAAACGTGCAGACGGATGATAACGCCTTTATAAGTAGCACACAGTTCTGCTATCTCTTCATCGAGTTTGGCTTCAAGTGCCTGCCCATGCTCGATGCGATGAGCAAAGGCCATGTTATTACCATAGCAATTGTCCCAATGGTAACATTCGCGGGGACACGTTGCCCGTTCTTCAAGCGTAAGCGTAAAGATAACATAGCCTTTAAACTTGCCTTTCTTAACAACGGGCAACTTTCCCTTATCTGCTATCTTGTTATTCTTAGATAGTTTAAGCGCACCAGTTTTTAATTCTGCAATCGACCGCCTAGCGTTCGGATACATGGTGACCGCTGGCTTGTTTATATCTGCTTTTCTCATTCGTTCGCTTTCCTATTCACAAAAGATAAAACAAGACTAGACACAAAAAAGCTTACCTGTCAAGTGCCTTTTGTTTTTGCAAATAACAAACAGCGCAATATGTATCCCAGCTATCCCAAACATCAGCCTTCGCACCACACTTGCAAACGTACTTCTGTTTAGTGGGATGATTGCGTTGTTCATTTGTCAGGGTTTTGTCAGTGTTTGTCATTTGTCAGCCTTTCTGTCACTGTTTCGATAACACTGAACAAGCATGGCGTAATACGGATTTTTGCTGTGTCTTGTCCAGCGTTTGTCATCAGCCATTCTTTCACATTCTGTTTT